CTGTGGATCGCCCGGATGTTAATGAGGGACGAGACGCAATACGTAGCGCTATGAAAGAACTTGAATTAGCTGGCTACATCAAAATGGAACAGCATCGAGTAAAAGGTCAATTCCGCACCTATTGGAAGTTTGCTGAAGAAGACCTTAATATGCCTTATGTAAAGAAAACCAGTGACGGGTTTTCCGTCAGCGGTTTTTCAGGCAGTCTATACATTAATAGTGGGACAGTCGCTAGTACTAATACTAGCGATAAGTCACTTAGCTTAAAGAGAGATAAAGTACTACGTACTTTATCTCTAGGTCCTGACGGACGGGAAGGAGAAGATATGGGTTGGCCTTTTGAAGAAGAAGATTCAACATCGCCAAAGAAGAAAGTCGCCAAGGAGATGGACGCAACACCAGGCGCCGTAGGAAAAATTGAAGACCGTCAAGCACGACTAAACGCAAAGTACAAGCGCACAAAGTTTGAGGCAGTCCCTAAACACATGCGCCGTAACGAACGTGTTGAAGAGGACTGGGATGTTAACGACATCATCGCAGAGTTTTATGACTTGCTTCGTGAAAATGTTCCCGGAGTTCCCGGGCAGATTAATCGTGATCATCTACGCAACTGGATGTTACGCATGTTTGGAGAAGGATCTACAAATGTGGGAATGCTAAAAGCAGTTCGCATGTTCTTTAAAGATCCACGATTAATTCGTGATGCTGGAATCGGTGAGCCATTGTGGCGTCGGTTTGTGGCATACTACGGAACTGTTCATGGAATTGTGCACCGCGATCAGCAACCTGAGGGCGATGCAGAAGCTATGAAACAACATCAGGAAAAGATGTTGAAACTACTGGAGGGGTAATGTATTCACTAGAGGGCTTACCAGGAAGTAAGAGAGCACAAATTAATAATGCTAACTTTCCTGCAAAAACTATTGGCATGCGTTTAGAGGATTTAGATCATTTACCAAATCAAATTCCAATGTGGCTTGGTTTAGTAAAGAAACAACTTGTAGTTCGTTCGTTTGGGGAAAAGACTTGTGGTCTTGGGTTGCTACTCCAGGGCAGCCCGGGCCACGGTAAAACAACGATGGCATCTGCTGTAGCACAGGAGCTCATACTGACAGCAGAGTCTTCTGTCTGGGGAAACTCAACTAGCTTTGTAAGAAGACCAGTTATGTTTCTTGATTACCCAAAGCTATTAAGATTACAAAAAATGAGTTGGTCTGAAGATGACGACTCTATTGAATTGCTTATCAAAGGCTTATATGGAGAGGCGGGCAAAGAAAACGATGTTTGTCTGCTCATACTAGATGACTTAGGAAAAGAATATAGGACCGCTTCAGGGTGGGCAGAAAATACTTTTGATGCTTTACTTAGGGCACGGTTTAACGCCGGTTTGCCAACGATAGTCACAACCAACTATTCTTTGGATAAGTGGGATGACATGTATGGTGAGTCGATGGGAAGTTTTGGCCACGAAGCTTTTGTTCCTATTGACGTAGTATCAGAGAAGGGAGATAGAAGAAGATGGGCTTGAGAATGAACGACTGGCAAGTACTACAGATCTTTCTGTCAGAAACAGGCGTGCACGAAGTAGAGATGAACTCTGATGGTAAAAGCTTACGTTGCAATTGCCCTGGTTCTGAAAGAAGATCTCAGTGCAAGCACATGCGGTTTGTTAGAGTAAAGATGAACAGGAATGGTGGAATCTATCCGTGCGATCTTTCTAATCGTGCAAATAAGTTAGACGCTATTGCTGCAAGTCAGGACCCAAAAGTTTTTAGACAACTTCTAATTGATTACGGAAAAATCGAGGTAGTCTAACTTGAAGGGGGGCGATATCTCTAACGGGATTCCCTTGAGAGTAGTGGTAACTTTAGATTGCATTATTGATCGAAAGCCCACTTTCAAACGGGTCCTAGGTGTCCCTGTAGTAGGGGAAGAAGTTTCTTACAATAGACAGGCGCTGTCTTTATTCTGGCGCTTTGCTGACAAATATGGTTATTCCATGGAGCTTGTAGGCTTTGACATGTCTACCAAAGAAATGCAGCAAGTCCAGGAAGATTTAGACAATTTGGGTACTAACCCTTTTAACTATTATCTTAGATATAACGTAGTAGCCGATCTTGTGGCTGAGCTGCCTTACCGCCCTGAACTTGTCGGAGTTGTGGATATACCATCTCGTGCTCTACGATATGGCAGCAAGTTTATAAACCTGGAGGGGAAGATCTAATGGCAGCTGATAATGAACTTCGTCTTCTGTCTAGAGCAATTAGAACACGGGATATATCTCCACTTCTTGAGGCTGGTGTAAAAGGTGACTGGTTCTTTGTAGAAGACAATAGATCAGTATGGAATTTCGTAGTAAATCATTGGACTAAATATCAAGAGGTTCCAACAGCTGTAACTGTAAAAGATAACTTTCCTACATACAATTTACTTGCTGTAGATGATTCACTAGATTACTTATTAGATCAGTTAATTGAATATCGTAAACGTCAAAAAGCTATTGATGTAGTACAGGCTGCAGCAGAAGCAATTCAAAGCGGAGATCATGATGCAGCTATCGCTGCTATGAGTGTTGGCGTTGCCAAGATTGCAGACGAAGGTATAAAAGACTCTGGTGATATCGATCTTACAGACAATGCATCACAGCGCTTTGATGAGTATCTGTCTATCAAAACTAGACCAAACGGTTTGCTTGGTATGGCTACTGGATTCCCTACAATCGACAAGGCTACTGCCGGATTACAGCCAGGTCAGTTAGTAACAATTATTGCTCCACCAAAAACAGGTAAGTCTGTTCTTGCAATGCAGATTGCAGTTAACGTTCACGAAGATGGTTTTGTGCCTATGTTCCAATCTTTTGAGATGACCAACATTGAGCAGCAACATCGTCACGATGCGATGCGAGCAAAGATTGCACACTCTCGTTTGATTCGTGGATCTTTAAATTCGCAAGAGGAAGCACGGTATAGAGCAGCACTTGCAAAGATGGAAAGCATGCATAAGTTTTATTTAACAGATGCCGTGCCTTCAATGACAGTTACTGGCCTTGCCGCCAAGATTGACAAACTTCGTCCTAACATCGTATTTGTAGATGGTGTCTATCTTATGTTGGATGAGATTACGGGAGAGATCAACACCCCCCAGTCAATTACAAATGTCACCCGAAACCTAAAGAAATTAGCTATGTCTAAAGAACTTCCAATGGTTATCTCTACCCAGGTATTACTGTGGAAGATGAAGAAACGCCAAGTTTCGGCGGACGCCATTGGATATTCATCTTCGTTCTACCAGGACTCAGATGTAATCCTTGGTCTACAAAAGCAAGATGAGAATGACGATACATCTAGAGAGTTAAAAATTGTTGCAAGTCGCAACTGCGGGCCAGCATCCACTGACCTGTTATGGGATTGGGAAGAAGGGAAGTTTGAAGAGTATGGATCTCTATTTGGAAACACATCCATTTAACGGCAAACAAAGCTGTAAAGACGCAGACCCTGAACTATTTTTTCCAGATGACGAGGGGATGTACGCAGACTTAGATAAAGCTAAGAGCATCTGCAAAGACTGTCCGCTCACCCTTGATTGCCTTGCGTATGCAGTACGCCACCCAGAGTTAGAAGGTGTGTGGGGTGGCACAACATCTAAGGATCGCAAATCCCTACGTCGAAGGAGGGTACGTGTCACCACTTGATTTAAGAGATAAAGACAACCCTATACACGTATGTATTTGCGGATCAATGTTATGGAACCTAAAGGTCATGTTTGATGACTATGAGATATCGTTCTACTTCTTAGAAATGGAGTGTGCGGAGTGCGGAGCATTAGCTACAGCGCCTACGCCAATTGATCGTGTGGAGATTTAAATATCTGTTTAAGCGAGCAATAAGCTTTGTAGAGTTCAACACAGGTCTGTGGAGAATTAGAAACTATATCTACACAGTTAAGTGTAGGCGTGGTAATCACGGGTTAGTAGCAGGAGTTCTACTTACAGACGATTACTTGTCTCCAGTAGATCATTATTACTGCATGCATTGCCATAAAGAGTGGAGCGTTGAAGAGTGGGAAGGCCGTAATGTATAGAGAAGGGGATGTAGAACAAGCCCTACTTCGTTTAGGGTTAGACCACAAAGCTCAGCATCGTGATGAACTTACTGGCTGGTGCCCTATGCACTTGGAACGTACCGGCAGAGAAGACTTCAATCCATCCTGGTCTATTAATGTTGAGACCGGTGTCCACCACTGCTTTTCCTGTGGATACAAAGGAACATTACTAACTTTGGTGGCGGAAATACTTGATCTTAAAACTGAGTGGGGACGCTTAGATTTTGATGCTGCTAAAGACTGGCTAAGAGCATCTATCCAAGTAGATCTAGATTTACTTATTAAGCATGTAGAGCAGATGCGTGAGTCATACGTATCTCTTCCTAGACCTGTAGAGATGAGCGAAGCTCGTTTAGCGGTATTTAATAGCGCTCCTGAATGGGCTTTGGCTGCCCGCAAACTAACAGCCACTGCCTGCTATAACTTTGGTGTTTTGTGGAATGATAAACAGGAGTCCTGGATTACCCCCATACGTGACCCTAAAACTAACAAGCTTATGGGTTGGCAAGAAAAGGGTCAGAACTCCAGGCTATTTAGAAACCGTCCTGCCGGCGTACAAAAATCAAAGACTTTATTTGGTCTTGACGTTTGGATGGGCGGAACTATGATTGTAGTTGAGTCTCCTTTAGACGCCGTATATCTCTCTTCATTGAGAATTGGATCTGGTGTTTCAACTTTTGGAGCTTCTGTAAGCTCAGAACAGATCGATCTTATGCGACAGGCGGACAAGTTAATCCTTGCATTTGATAATCCCAAAGTAGATCCGGCTGGTGAGAAAGCATCCCTCGATATGTTTACTAGAATACGGTCATTAGGAATGGAGTGTTCCTTTTTTGCTTACGGTGATAGCGGCAAGAAAGATATAGGGGATATGGCTTTAGAAGAAGTTCAAAATGGCATTAATAATGCCAAACATTTCGTATTCGGGGTAGAGGCCATATACGCATGACATTTACAGGCACGTTACTCCCGTTTCAACCAGAAGCCGTTGAAGCTATGACTCGGCGGGGAAAGATGCTGGTTGCTTATGACTTAGGGCTGGGAAAGACAGTCCTTACAATTGCTGCGCTAGAACAGCTAATGGATAGCGGTTCCGTACGTGAGCCAGGAATTATAATCTGTCTTTCCAGCCTTAAATATCAATGGGCAGAACAGATAAGGAAGTTTACCGATGGATCTTCAAACCCTTTGGTCATTGATGGAACGCCAAAGCAAAGAGCAGAGCAGTATGCGGAAGCCATCGACTGGGGTCATTCGTTGGTGGATTACGTCATTCTTAACTACGAGCAAGTTGTTAACGACTGGGAGTATGTACGACAACTCCCTACAGGATTCATTGTCTGTGACGAAGCAACCGCAATTAAAAGCTTTAGATCAAAACGATCTAAATACATAAAGAAATTAAGTAGCGATTATAAGTTTGCCCTTACAGGTACCCCAGTAGAAAATGGAAAGCCTGAAGAGCTGTATAGCATAATGCAGTTTGTAGACAAAAGTGTTCTAGGTCGTTTTGATTTATTTGACCAAACATTTATTGTTAGAAATAGGTTTGGTGGCGTAGAGAGATACAGAAATCTTCCCGTACTTAACAAAACTCTTATGGAAGCTTGCGTACGTAAACGTCAAAGCGATCCTGATGTAGCCCCCTTCTTGCCAGAAACTATTAATGCCGAACCTATCCTTGTAGCTTTTGATTCAGCCGGTAAGAAGCTATATCAGTCTATAGTTTATGAACTATTAAATGATTTAGAAGAGGCTTTAGACTCCTACGGTGCATCATTTGATATTTTTGCACACTATGGTCAGGGAGAAAACTTTGATGGTGCCGACGCTATGCGTGGTAAAATTATGTCTAAACTTACTGCACTTAGAATGCTTTGCGACCACCCAGATCTACTTAGAAAGTCTGCCAAATCCTCTGCGTATGCTGAAGAGCTAAAGAACAGCGGTCGTCTAGATTCAGTGACTAAGTCGCCAAAATTATCTGCTTTAAAAGAATACGTTAATAACTTTTTATCAGAGTACGAAGGCAACAAAGTTGTTATTTTTACCAGCTATGTGCACATGGTAAATTTAATACGCGATGAGTTTATAATGGATTGGGCTAGTGCACCGTATACAGGAGAAATGAATGCTAAACAAAAAGAAGAAGCAAAAGTTAAGTTTCAAACAGATCCTGAAGTTAGGATCCTTGTCAGCTCTGATGCTGGGGGTTATGGTGTGGATCTACCTCAAGCTAATCTTCTTATTAACTACGATCTTCCGTGGAATGCCGGACTCGCACTTCAACGTAATGGACGAATCCGAAGAGCATCCAGCGAATGGGGATCTATAGTCATACAGGATTTACTAATGGAGGGGTCGGTAGAAGAACGACAGCATGCAATGCTAGATCAAAAATTAGCAGTAGCTGGCGCTGTTGTAGATGGAGAGGGTATAGATTCACAGGGCGGAATTAAGTTGACTGTGGGTTCACTTAGGGGGTTCTTACAAAATGTTTCCCTGTAACATATTACTATGCCTAATTCGCCTAAGACTCCGACGCGTACTATACGTGTCTCTAATGAGCTTTGGGCTGCTGTAAAAGAAAAAGCAGCTATTGAGGGAACGACCGTAACTCAGGTTATTATCGAAGCCCTCAAAAAATACATAGCGGAATAATCTTTACGCTATAATTGTTACACACCTAGACCCGCCGAACGGGGGTCTTTAACTAGTCTCGTCTAAGGAGAGAACTATGTACCCAACCCCAAATGGAAAAGACTGGCGCCCAAAAGATTGGGAAACGCCAAGACCAAAACTACCGGCATCTATGCCACCAACCCTCTCAACCCTTTTCCCCAACATTAATCGTTGGGCAATTGGCTTTGATCCCCTGTTTGAAACTTTAAAGGAGATCAGTAAAGAGGTAAAAACCACTACCTATCCTCCCTATAACCTTTATAAACAGGGGGAAACCTACACTCTAGAGTTAGCTGTGGCAGGCTTCACAAAAGAAGATTTGCAACTTACCGTAAAAGAGAATATTCTTACGGTGTCTGGAGAAAAAACCTCTGAGCCAGAAGCTGCGGTTTACCGCGGAATCGCAGCCAGAGATTTTGAACAGGACTTTGTATTACAAGAGTATGTCAAAATTAAAAGCGCTGAGCTTAAAGATGGTATGCTTCGTATTACATTGGAACAGGAATTGCCAGAGGATAAGAAAGCAAAATCTATCCAAATTAAATAGCCAAACAAGGAGGGCACATGGCAACAGTAGAAAAACCATCACGTGACGTATCCCCCAAAGGTTTACTAGGAACGGTAAAACAATACGTAAATCTAAAGCGTCGGATTGATGATCTGACTAAAGAGCAGAGCGTACTTAAAACGGAGCTTTCAGATCTTGTAGACAAACAAGGTGAGACAGACGATAAGGGACACGTTTGGCTTCCTCTTCCAGAAGAAGTAGATGGCGTTGTATCTCTTAAGCGGGAACGCAGAGTTTCACAAAGTCTTGATATGGATGCAGCAATTCTAATTCTTACTCAAAAAGGATTAGCAGATCGCTGTATCAAGCCTATCCCAACAGTTGCTGAGGATGAGGTTATGGCTGCACTCTATGAGGGAAAACTCACAGAGGAAGATGTGGACGCTATGTTTCCAAAGAAAATTACGTGGGCGTTTATTACAAGTAAATCATGAGCGACGAAGTAGACAAACTGTTTAGTGACCTGGACGATTACTATCCGGGATCAAAACGTAAGCGTCGGGAACCAAACCCTAACGCTAAACCTGTAAAACAGCTGTCTACTGCCTGGGATTCAGAGCCCCAACTGAAGACTCTTCCTAACGGAAAGAGTATAGAATTGTTCAGTGCCGGGGCTCTGTCCCTGGCGCTAAACAGACCGCTGGTTACGCTTAGGTTGTGGGAACGTAAGGGGTACATACCTCGTGCACCCTATAGACTTAAGTCAGTGATTGTAGATGGTGTAAAGAAGCCAGGATGGCGGATGTACAGCAGAGCAATTATTGAAACCACCATTGAAAGCTTTCAATCTAGAGAGCTCTTAGGAGCCCCTCGGGTTGATTGGAATCGATATCCAGATCTATCAATTGAGTTGATGGAAAAATGGAGTAAGATTCACTCTCAAGAAACAGCCGTTTCTTGAATTTGACCTATGACCAATGATCCTATGATCCTATGAAAGGAGTACCCCAGAATGGGTATTCGAATTGAAAAGACAGAAACACCTAACTTAGACAGTTATGTTGACGCACAACCTCACACACCTTCAGCATCTGAGCTGGAGGAAATTTTTACCCAAGAAGATGAAAACGATACAACTAATCGCTCTTCTTCAATCCAAAGTGGTTGGGCTGCTGCAAAGAAAGCAGTAGCTAAATCTAATCAGAAGTACGCTACTGATTTTAGATTTGAAGAAGACGTTAAGCTAATCAAATTTATTTCTGGAGAGCCAATGACTTTTATGCAGCATTGGGTAAATCGTCAAGGAAAAAAATCATTCATTAGTATTGGAGAAGGAGATCCATTAATCGCAGTAGGAAGCGTACCTTCACAGAAGTTTGCTTTTACTGTTCTAAATCTATCTGAAGAAGAACCACAACTTCAGTTGATGATTGTTGGCGTTCGTCTATGTGGACAACTTGAGAAGTTGCACATGGATAAAAAGACTGGACCACTTGACCGCTCAGATCTTTACTGGGCAGTGAGCAAGTCTGGTACTGGAACCAAGACCGCGTACTCTATTACTCCTGTTAAAGAGCGCGATCTTGCTGATGACTGGGACATCGACCCTGTCGCAGCTGCAGAGCTAATTAAACCCCTCAAGCCACTTGGCCCGGATGCCCTCTACATCCCGAGTAAGTCCGAGTTGGAAGAGGTAGCTCGAGAACTAGCTGGACAGGCATAACCAATCATCGTTGTTAGGAGCCGGGTTTTGTTTAACCTCCTTTCTCTTCCCCGGCTCCTAACACTTAAACAGGAGACCCATGAATATTATTACGACCACTAAACAGTTACAAGAATTAGTTTCAGCCTATGAACAAGTAGATGCTTTTGCATTTGACGTCGAGAGCATGGGCGATCACAGAGGAGATCCACGACAAAACGTTGTTGTATGGATATCTTTAGCAACACATGACAGAGTAGATGTCATACCTATGGGACATCCCAACGGAGATTTTTTGCGTGTTGAATATCCACTACTGCCTTCCGCACACGCACGAGTGCTTAAAGGACTAGAGCTTCGTCCTATCGATTACAGTAAAGATGAACGTAAGGCTAAGCGCATCTTTAGTGAGCCACCCAAGCAATTAACTCCAGCTGAAGTCTTTTCAGCATTGAAACCATTATTTTTAAGTGACAAGATTAAAGTCGGTCATAACTTAAAGTTTGATCTACAAAGCATTACAAAGTATTTGGGGCAGTTACCTGCACAGCCTTACGCTTGTACCCTTAATGCAGCGTTTATATTAGATAACCAAGTTCGCAACAGTTTAGGTCTTGACGATTGCCTTGAGCGTGAGTTTAAATACAATATGGTTAAGGGAGTCGGAGCTCACGTAGAGTCTCACAGCTTTGATGAGGTTGCTAAATACTCAGCCTTGGATGCCGAGTGGACCTGGAAGCTTTACTTAAACTACTCAGATCGTTTAAAAATTGATGGATTACAAGGTATTTTTGCTTTAGAGATGGACGTACTAGAGGTTATTTGCAACATGGAGTTGCGGGGAGCAGACATCGATGTTAGTGAGCTTTCTTCTCTTAAGATTAACTTAGAAGAGCAGCTAGAACAAACTAAGGCAGATATCTATAAAAATGCCGGCAAAGCTTTTAATATCAACAGTGTTCCAGAAAAACAAAAACTTTTGTATTCTCCCAAAACAGTTGGGGGACGAGGACTAAAACCAAAGGTATTAACTCCGGCAGGACAGAAGAGAATCGATCAGGGTCTTACACCAACAGTTGCCGACTACTCAGTTGCTGAACCGGCTCTACAGTCTTTTGCTGGTAAGGATGAGTTAGTAGATAGCCTTATTCAGTACTCTGATTTAAATAAGTTGTTGACTACCTATGTGATTCCTTACCTTGGTGGGGATATAACTAGAACTTTAGGCGGCAAATCAAAGATTGTTGCTAAGAAGGCTTTGCTTAATAACGGACGAATCCACACAGACTTTGTTCAGTATGGGGCAGAGACAGGTCGATTTTCTAGTAGAAATCCAAACCTACAAAATGTGCCAGCACCACACACCGCCAATGGAAAAGCTATTAGAAATCTGTTCGTAGCGCCAGAAGGTCATCAGCTAGTTGTTGCTGACTATAGTCAGATTGAGCCTAGAGTTATTGCATCCTTTAGTGGGGATCGTATTATGTGCGAGGCATATCTTAACGGGGAGGATATCTATACCACTATCGGAGATACTATGGGTGTAGATAGAAAAGCTGGAAAGGTTCTTGTCTTATCCCTAGCTTACGGTGTTGGCCCAGATAAAATCTCTACATCGATCGGGTGTTCTTTATCGGAAGCAAAAGAATTACTTGATGAGTTTTCCAGAAAGTTTCCCTCTGTTTCTAGGTATAAACGACTAGTTATAGCTGAAAGCAAGCGTCAGTCTCCCATACCTTACGCCAGCACTCTTTTGAAGAGGCGCAGGTATTTGCCTGATCTTAGATCCTCAGAAATTTGGAAGCGTTCTCGTGCTGAACGTCAAGCTTTTAACACGGTTATACAGGGGTCGGCAGCTGACCTAATTAAACTTGCTATGATTAGGGCTAACAAAATGATCCCGGAAGGGGCAGGCCTTATTCTTACGGTACACGATGAGTTAGTTACAGTAACGCCAGCAGATGTTGCTGAGCAAACAGCTGAAGCAATTCGTCAAGCTATGGAAGGCATCAAAGCATTGAACATACCTTTGTTAGCAGATGTAAAGGTAGTAAATAGATGGGGAGAGGCAAAGTGAGGCTATTTAGACGTAAGAAGAAAAGGATTACAGTAACGCAGGTTCCTCTTCCAGTGCTTATGCGACAAGTTATTTACGACACTATGCTTACTCCTCCTGAAGGTATAGCTGATGCAATGGGCCTACCTCCCATCTCCGACGAAGTCTCAGAAATGGAAGAACAAGATAGTCAAGCTAGACTTTCTAGGATGGGAGCACTACTGCCCCTAATTGATTCTCATGCAGATTTATGTGCAAAGATAACTACTGCAGCGTATATGTTGGATGATTCCTCAGGAGATCCTGACGCTTTGAGCGAAAAGGATGCAGCCCAACTTCACGAATTATTTAGACTGGTATCTCTATCGGCTGCGGTCTCTTGCGTATCAACTCTATTTTCATTAGGATTAATTGACTCAAAGCTATTAGTAGATGAGGAAGACTATGAGTAATGCAAATTGGTGGAACAAAAAATTAGGTAATCCAAACGCCGTACCTACTAC